AGGTGTAATACTAGGAGGTCAAGCAGCCAGGTGGGTGAAGCGCTTGAAGAAAGAGAGTGTTGAGAAGTACCAGAGATTAGGGTACTCAGTCTTGAATGCAAAGAGAGGAGAGGTCAGACCAACTAAGGACTTACTACGAAAGGCGGAAGAAAAAGCATTTGTTAAGTTAACAACACCATTTCCATCACTAAAATCTAATCAATCAATAACCAACCAAAGTTGGGCAGAGATGAAAGATGATGGGGTGGAAGATGTGCTAAATGATTTAACAATAGCAATTCAACTGAGACGCGCAGTAAGAGATGTCCTAGGGGATAGTAAATACACACTTGAGGATAAAATGAAACCATTTTTCCCAAGTACCAGTGCCAACTACACACGAACGCGTGCGAAGGGGGGTATGGTGGGTGAAATACTATCACAACCGGTCTTTAATGATCTCAGAGATGCAGAAACAGACTTAATTAAATTTACAAGTTCAGAAGAAGGGCTCAGAATGGATACCACAGATCTGAGGATAAAGTTTAACGAGCTACTGCGGCGAAGTACAGAGCTTGCACTGTTAGAAGATGGGAAGGCGGAATTTTTGGCGTTACCAGAGGCTTTGAAGACTCGAGTGATAACCAAGGGACCACCATACACCAACTTTGTGCTAAAACCTATCCAGAAGAAGATGTGGGGCCAAGTCAAGAAGATGCTATCAGGAAAGTTGGTGGGAGAGACAATCAGTGAAGAATATCTCTGTAACCAACTAGGACGACTGAGGGAGGGAGAGATGTACTCATCCCTAGACTACTCAGACGCATCAAATGAGATTCGGTCATTCGTAAGCAATATCATCGTAGATGAAGTTGCAAACGTTTGGGAATTGTCAAATGATGAGCGGAAACTAATGAAATCTAACCTTACAGGCCATTTATTTGAGGATCCTAAACAACCAGGGGAGTTTAAGGATCAAGCAAATGGTCAGTTAATGGGTAGTATTCTAAGTTTCCCAGTCCTATGTATAGCAAATATGACGATCTGCCGATGGGCTATGGAACTAGATAGGGGAAGAAGATTAAGACTGAACGATAAAGGTTTCTGTATAAATGGTGATGATGCTGTTCTTCGAGGGAAGAAGGCATACCATTATTGGAAGATTATTGCTCCAGCCTTTGGTCTTCGACCATCTATTGGTAAAGT